GGGAAAGACCCGATAATATTTTAAATAACTGGAGGGTTACAAAAACATGTTTACGATTAGGTAGTAGAATTATAGGTAAATGTATGATGGGCTCAACTTCAAATGCTTTAGATAAAGGTGGAGAAAACTTTAAAAAACTATACAATGCCTCAGATGTCACGAAAAGAAATAGAAATGGTCAGACAAAGTCTGGTTTATACTCTCTTTTTATCCCAATGGAATGGAACTACGAAGGATTTATTGACGAGTATGGAATTCCAGTCTTTAATACTCCTGATATCGACAGATTTGCACCAGACGGTGAACTAATAGATGTAGGTGTAATAGATAGCTGGCAAAATGAAGCTGATGGTTTAAAAGATGATCAAGACGCTTTGAATGAATTTTACCGTCAGTTTCCTAGAACTACAGAACACGCTTTTAGAGATGAGACTAAGAATAGTATATTTAACTTAGTTAAACTATACGAACAGATAGATTACAATGAGGAAATGACTAGAACTCTAGGCATTACAACAGGTAATTTTCAGTGGGTAAATGGTGTTAAAGATTCTCAAGTTATATTCTACCCAGATCCAAAAGGAAGGTTTAAGGTTAGTTGGGTTCCACCTCAACAACTACAAAACAGAGTAATACTTAAAAACGGTATTAAACATCCAGGTAACGAGCACGTTGGTGCTTTTGGTTGTGATAGTTACGATATATCAGGAACTGTAGACGGGCAAGGATCAAAAGGAGCTTTACACGGTTTAACTAGGTTTAGTATGGAAGACGCTCCTGCTAACAGTTTCTTTTTAGAATACTTGTCAAGACCACCAACAGCAGAGATATTCTTTGAAGATGTTTTAATGGCTTTAGTGTTTTATGGCATGCCAATACTTGCAGAGAATAATAAACCTAGATTACTGTACTACTTAAGACGTAGAGGATATAGAGGCTTTAGTATGAATAGACCTGATAAAGTTTGGAATAAATTGTCTGTTGCAGAAAAAGAAGTAGGCGGTATACCTAACTCCTCAGAAGACATTAAACAAGCTCATGCAGCTGCAATTGAAATGTACATTCAAGATCACGTTGGTATGAAGCAAGACGGAACGTTTGGTGGTTGTTATTTTAATGAACTGTTAAACGATTGGGCAAAGTTTGATATAAACAAAAGAACAAAGTTTGATGCATCAATAAGTTCTGGTTTAGCTATAATGGCAAACAATAGACATTTATATGCACCAAATGTAAAGGTTGAAAAACAACCAATAAATATAAACATTTCTAAGTATAGTAATACTGGAAGTAATTCACAAATAATCAAATAATAAATATGGCAGAGTCTGGCATTAAAAGTTATTTCCCGAGTCAAACAGTTAGTGATGCTGAGAAGCTAAGCTATGATTATGGTTTGAAAGTAGGTAAAGCAATAGAGCAAGAGTGGTTTAACAACGATAGAAACATGAATAAGTATAGATCTAATCATGCTGATTTTCATAATTTAAGATTATACGCTAGAGGAGAGCAATCTATTCAAAAATATAAGGATGAGTTATCTATAAATGGTGATTTGTCTTATTTAAATTTAGACTGGAAACCAGTTCCTATTATATCTAAGTTTGTTGATATAGTTGTAAACGGTATAGCTGAAAGAACATACGATATAAAAGCGTATTCTCAAGATGCTAATGGTGTTGCAAAGCGTACTAAGTACATGCAGTCAATCTTATCTGACATGAGGAGTAAAGAGTTAAATGAATTTACTAAACAAGCGTTTGATATATCTATAGCTGAAAATGACGAAGAAACATTACCAGAAACAAAGGAAGAATTAGAATTACACATGCAGCTTTCTTACAAACAATCTATTGAAGTAGCTGAAGAACAAGCGTTAAACGTTTTAATGGAAGGTAGTAACTATGAGTTAATAAAGAAAAGGTTTTATTATGATTTAACTGTTTTAGGTATTGGAGCTGTTAAAACTTCATTTAACACTTCAGATGGTGTAAAGATAGATTACGTTGATCCTGCAAATCTAGTATACTCATACACAGACTCACCTTATTTTGATGATATTTATTACGTTGGTGAAGTTAAAACTATTCCAGTAAATGAATTAGCAAAAGAGTTTCCTCATTTGTCCGAAAGTGATCTTGAAGATATAATGAAAAATAAATCTTATAATAGATCTAATTATAATTCTAGACATAACTACGATAAAGAAGATAATAACCACGTACAGGTGTTATACTTTAACTATAAAACTTACATGAACGAGGTTTACAAAGTTAAAGAAACTAGAACAGGCGCCGATAAGATAATACCTAAAGATGACTCGTTTAATCCACCAGAAAACATGGAGGGTGGTTATAGTAAAATGTTAAGATCTATAGAAGTGCTTTATGATGGAGCTATGATTTTGGGTACTAATAAATTGCTTAAATGGGAAATGGCTAAAAACATGATGCGTCCTAAAAGCAATTTTACTAAAGTAAAAATGAACTATGCAATTGTAGCGCCTAGAATTTACAACGGTAAAATTGACTCGTTAGTAAAACGTATAACAGGCTTTGCAGACATGATTCAACTAACACACTTGAAGCTACAGCAAGTAATGGCTAGAATGGTTCCAGATGGTGTTTATTTAGACGCCGATGGTTTAGCTGAGGTTGATTTAGGTAATGGTACAAATTACAATCCACAAGAAGCTTTAAACATGTATTTCCAAACAGGTTCTGTTATTGGTAGATCGTTTACTTCAGAAGGTGACATGAATCCAGGTAAAGTTCCTATTCAAGAAATCACATCAGGTTCTGGTGGGAATAAAATGCAAGTTCTTATAGGTAATTATAACTACTACCTGCAAATGATAAGAGATGTAACCGGACTTAATGAAGCTAGGGATGGTAGTATGCCAGATAAAAACGCTTTAGTGGGTATACAAAAGCTAGCAGCAGCAAATTCAAACACAGCAACTAGACACATACTACAAGCTGGACTATATTTAACAGCTGAAACAGCTGAGTGTTTATCATTAAGAATATCTGACATTATAGAATACTCTCCAGCTAAAGAAGCTTTTATACAAGCTGTAGGCGTTCACAACATTGCTACACTAGAAGAGATGTCACAGTTACACTTATATGATTTTGGTATATTTATAAACTTACAGCCTGATGATGAAGAAAAAGCTAGATTAGAAAATAATATACAAATGGCACTGCAGCAAAAAAGCATTGAGCTAGAAGATGCTATTGATCTTAGAGAAATAAGAAACGTTAAGTTAGCAAACCAACTACTTAAAGTGCGTAGAAAAAATAAAGAGCAAAAAGACAGGGCTTTACAAATGGAAAATATTCAAGCTCAAACTCAGTCTAACGCGCAGGCTGCTCAAGCGGCAGCTCAAGCTGAGGTTCAAAAAAACCAAGCATTAAATGCTGGTAAAGCGGAGCTAATGCAAATGCAAGCTCAAGTAGATGCTCAAAAAATGATGCAAGAAGTTGCGATGAAAAAAGAACTTATGAGTTTAGAGTTTCAATATAACATGCAGCTTAAAAATGTAGAAACTCAAGGCTTAAAGAATAGAGAAAAAGAAAAAGAAGATAGAAAAGACGAAAGAACAAAAATACAAGCTACACAGCAATCAGAGATGATTGATCAAAGAAATAGTGGAAAACCACCTAAAAACTTTGAGTCCGCAGGTAATGATATATTAGGCGGAGGATTTGATTTAGGAGTGTTTGACCCTAGATAGATTATTAATTATTATTATATTATATTATGGAAGAAGAAAATGAAAAAGTAGTCGAAGAGACTACCCAAGAAACGACTGAACAAGTTGATGAAAGTAAATTTGAATCTGCTGGAGACGATAGTGTTATTAAAGTAGACTTAAGTAAACCCCTAACACCAGAAGAAAATGAAGAACCAAAAGAAACCGCAGAAGTTGAAACAAGTTCAGCTGACGACAGCGGAGTGGTTGCAGAGTCTGAAGATGCCGAGCCCGCACAAGAACAAGAAGAAGTACAATCGGAAACTGAAACACAAGAAACTCCAGTATTAGAAGAAATTACTGAAGAGAAGGTTGAAGAAGTTGAAGAGCAGGTTGAAGAAGCTATAGCAGAAGCTGAGGCTACCGGAAAACCATTACCAGAAAACATCCAAAAGTTAATGGACTTTATGGAAGAGACTGGTGGAGATTTAAGTGACTATGTTAAGCTTAATCAAGATTATTCAAAACTAGATGATACTAGTTTATTACATGAGTACTACAGGCAAACAAAGCCTCACTTAAACCAAGAAGAAATTAACTTCCTTATGGAAGACACTTTCTCTTACGACGAAGATGTAGACGACGATAGAGATATACGTAGAAAAAAATTAGCGCTTAAAGAGCAAGTTGCCAGCGCTAAAAGCCACCTAGACGGGCAAAAGTCTAAATACTATGAAGATATCAAAGCTGGTTCAAAGCTCACGAGTGAGCAACAGAAAGCAATTGATTTCTTCAATAGATACAACAAGGAGTCAGAAGCAACTCAAAAAACGGTTAAAACAAACTCTGATATTTTTACGCAGAAAACCGAGCAGGTTTTTAACGACAAGTTCAAAGGTTTTGAATATAACGTCGGTGACAAAAAATACAGGTTTAATGTAAACAATGCTGAAGAGGTTAAAAACACTCAGAGCGACATAAGTAATTTTACCAAAAAGTTTTTGGATAAAAAATCTGCTTTAGTAGACGCTAAGGGTTATCATAAATCTTTATACACAGCAATGAATGCAGACGCTGTTGCAAAACACTTTTATGAACAAGGAAAAGCAGATGCTATGAAAAATAGTATTGCTAAAGCCAAAAATGTTGATATGAACCCAAGACAAAGTCATGGAAAAATTGAAGCGGGTGGCTTAAAGTTTAAAGTGCTAGGTGATAACTCTTCTGATTTTAAGTTTAAAATTAAAAACAAAAATAAATAACAATTTAAAAAAAATTTAAAATGGCAATTACAAGTGCAAGTGGACCAGATGCGGCTCCACGTAAACAAACGCTATCCTCAAACTACATAGACTTTACGTCTGCTGCTACAGAGGGATGGGCGCAACAATACTTACCAGATCTTATGGAAAAAGAAGCTGAGATCTACGGTAAAAGAACAATCGCAGGATTTTTAGCTCAAGTTGGAGCTGAAGAAGCTTCTTCGTCAGACAGAGTTATTTGGTCTGAGCAAGGTAGATTACACCTAGCGTACACATGTAAGTATAAAGATTCTAATAATACTTACGAGGTAGAAAACGATATGGATGGTAACGCTGTTGGTGTAAACCATGGTATTAGAGTTGGTGATATGGTTATCATGTCTAACGCTTCTGCTACAGCTAAAGGTTACGTTTCTCACGTTAATGAAGATGGTGATAACGCTGCTGAATTTACAGTTTTAGCTTACGCTGACGCTAACATGGCTGATGCTGACGCTTTAAACTCTACTGCTACTACTTCTGAAGCTCATAGAGTTTTAGTTATTGGTTCTGAGTTTGAAAAAGGAACTGATGGTAGATCTGCTGCTAACGCTCCAAAATTTAAATCTTTATCTAACAAGCACATCATTATGAAAGATTACTACGAAGTATCTGGATCTGATGTGTCTCAAATTGGTTGGGTTGAAGTTGCTGGTGAAGCTGGGCAAAATGGCTACATGTGGTATTTAAAAGCTGAAGGTGATACTAGAGCTAGATTTACTGATTACTTAGAGATGACTATGTTAGAAGCTGAAACTGCTCACGCTGATGCTGGTGATATTGGTGGTACTGACGGTGGTGCTCTTCAAGATGGTACTCAAGGTTTATTCCAAGCTATTACATCTAGAGGTCACCAAACTACTGGTGTTACTGGTGTTAACGCTGCTACTGATTTAGCTGAGTTTGACGCTATCTTAGCTG